GGAGTTTCAAGGTTTGTGGATTTGTCGTTTGTGGATGCATCAACTACCTCCTCTGGATCGTTTTCATGAATGCTTTGCAATTCATTTTCTAATACACTTAATGTATCCTCGTAAACTTCGTCGCTTGTCATCTCCTTTTGTTCTTCGGCCATTACATTTCTCCCTGCGGTGGTCTATGTTGATTACGCAATCTTTGATTAGTGCGATTTTGTGGGGCATTTACAGCTTCATTCATCTGTTGTGGTGGTCCTTGTTGCGGTGGTTGCATAGCATTGCCACTAGATTGTCCCATAGCGGCTTGCATGGCTTGATTTTGCATTAAAAAGTTTTGCATTTCTTCTGGTAACGGCGGCAAGAATTTAGCAATATCTATTCTTTCATCAAATCTTTTAAATGTTTCTTCTAATAGTTGGACATACGGATTGAATTGATCTGGAATGCCCATCTGACGCAACTGCTGAACAAATTGTATACCTTGCATTATAACGGGCATTAATTCTGTCCATCGCATTCGCTCCGCATCGGTATCGGGCATTCCTGTACTTCCTGCAGCTATGTTTATATATACAGAATCATATAATTGCTGTTTGTTTAATATAGGCCAAAAAGCATGCGGACCTGCTATCTGTTGAGCCTTTTGAGGCGGTATCTCTTGTAATAGAATTTCAGCAGAGAACCAAGCTATTTTCTTAAGCCAATCTTCTGTCATATCTACCTTTTCTTGTACTCTAGTAGCTAATCCAGATTGCTGTATATTAGCTTCTGTTGCGGTTTTAGCTCTCATTACACCGCCACGTTGAGCATCACCCAATCCACTAATCCATTCCATATCTACACGTAAAGGGGTTGTGTCATAAACTTGTGGATTCATTGGCGGGGGATTAGATGGTTGGAACACAGAGCGAACATCCTGTCCAGAAGCATTTATCAAAGCTATTTCACCAATAGAAGCATTACTAAACACCTCTATATCTTCGTAATTTACCCGAGAAGCATCTGCAACAAAAAATGGTGCTGATAACTCTCTATGTTTTGTTTGCTGTGTCCTAATGGTATTATATTCATCTTGTAATGACATAAGTAGTTCAGTTTCAGAAACTGGCCATTCTTGTCCATCTATCCAATTAAGACCGAGAATGAAATACGGAAAAAATACATCACCCATTCTAGACGGTGCGAATGGATCCTTTATCCAACGTTCACAACCCTCTGCCCAAGTATATACTGTTTGCGTTGTTCTATCCCAATATTCCCACACAGCCATAGCAAGATTTACATCTTCTGTTTGCGATGAACCCCATGCTTCTTCTTTGTTTAGTCTGTTTAAAATACCATCTTGGGTTCGTCTATAAACAGTAAATTTTTCTACTTGTTCTTTTGTTAATTGGAAACGCTCCATAACATCAGTTGGCGTCATCCACGTTACATTAGCTATCCACTTAGCTTGATCATAATCTTGTAAGGTATCTAATGATGTGTCCATCCTAAAATCTTCTGGTCTAATAAAACCAAGATTTAAACCCTCTCTTTGTAAAACTTCTACTTGAGACTGCAAAGCTACCATAGTATTTTGTACTTCTTCTATTAATGCTTCTTTTTCAGAAGTGTCTTCATTATCCTGCATTAACCGTTGCACATCGTTTTGCATTTTAGCTAAACTATCTTGCGCGTCATTAAATTGACGACTCACTAGTGGGTCGGTATAATAATCTCTTTGATACGTAACTTTTACAATACCAATTTTACTTGTCATGCAAGATCTTAGAACCTGTTTGGCAATTTTCTTTAATTCTGCTTTTTGAAGAGCTTCGTTTAAAACAACTTCTAATGTTTGTGCGAATAAGTCAGAGACCCTGTACTCGTAACCACTGGGTTCCACATACTCAAGTGGTCTTACTTTTATTTCTGGATTTTTTGCATAAATATAAGGAATCAAACCTTGCAATGTTGCATGAATAATATTCCCTTTTATTAATCGATTGCCTTCTAATAGTGCTTGAGTATCTGTCATTATTTGGGTTCTTTCATTCATTCTACCCAAAGCATATTTTCTAGCGTGTTCTATTTCCTTATATTTTACCTTCCATTTTTTATATGAAAGTTGTACATTCTGCTGAAATTTTTTCAATAATCCAGTCACATTAGGAGACACGCCCATGTTAATGCCAGGACTATCGGTATTTACATTCAAATTATCCATGATCCATCCTTGTCATATAACTCATCTATCTTATCCAACCATTCAAATGTAAATGATTTGGGCGTTTTCTTTTTCGGTTTAGGCTTTACCGTCCTAGCCCGCCGAAGCATTAAGCCATATCTTGTCGCGTCGAAGAGATGATCTTCTGCCGACGTATCAATATCTTCAACCCTCTTGGGGTCAGCAGGTAGCAAAGGTACCGTCCGCAACCAATGCTTACAATTGCTAAACACTTTAAGACTACCATTAGCCAATCTGTCCACAATTTCTTGTAAACCTTGCACCCTAGATCCAGGCCCCTTTGAACTAGATTCCCACACGATGCCATAATCAGCAAATACATCTGCAACGCTCTTATGGCGACCGTCTCGAATAAAAATTGCTGAATCCGCAACATTACTTTTAAACTTAACATCCTGATCCTTTTCTTTTTTCTCAACATCTAAAATCTCCCTTGCTATCTCTTCTATTGGTGTTTCACTACCCTTGTTGGGTTTAGAGCTCCAATAGTGCTCTCTGTATATATAGATTATACCATCATAATCTTGTGTAAACCACACGCATCCAGCTGGTGACTTAAACCCATGGTCATAAGCTTTCCAACGTTTCCATTCAAGAGGTATTTCGAATGGTTCTACTACATGCTCTTTTGGATTCCAAATGCTCTCAAAAAATGCACCAGGAGCTATATTCCAATCACCATCTAACCATGCTTTTACAAGCCACTCTGGTCCACTCTTTTTTATTCTCTCAACATAACCTGGGTCATTCTCCATCAGTGGAGTATTATCTTGTATTTTAGATGGAATAAAAATAGACTCTCCATCCTGTGAATCAATATATCTTTCTTTCACCCAGTTGTGTCCTGGCCCGCCTGGGTTGGCTGAAGCTCTGAATAGAACTGGTACACCAGCCGCTGAACGCATAGTAGCCTGAAGCATATCGATAGGTTCTGGAGACGGCCAGTTACCAAGTTCGTCGAATCCTAAGAAAGTTACCGAAAACCCTTGTAGCTTCATAGCGTCAGAGTCTTCATCAAGATGTTTAAGCTGTAGTACAGACCCGCTGGGGGATACCCATTTTCGCTCCCCGACTTTCCATTCCCAACCTTCCTGTACGAAGACATACTGACCCAGCTTGATGAGCTCACCAGTTTCTGGGAATGACCTACGGAATAGAAGACCCTGCGCTTCCTTACCATACTTCTCTGCATGCTTGCGAAACGCTAGAAGCATCCCAACACTTTTAGAACCGCCTCGTGCTCCGCCAAAAAGAATATGAGGATGCTCGCTATTAACAAACTCCTTCTGAGGACCTTCGAGCGCCGTCCAGCGCGTTTTCCGCGCTTCCATGCGTCGTTGCATTTCTGATAATAGTAGAGCACGGATTTCCTCCCTAGGCAACCCATTAGCTAAAGCCATAGACAAACTCATGAAGATACACCTTCTATCTCAAAGAATGTTACAACATCCTCAGGACATGGAATCAAATGAGTGGTCACTGTATCTGTGTACCCATCCGCTCCATAACTTTCATCAGGACAAATAGATTGAGTTGTTCGCGTCCATATATTGAACACACCCGTGTCGTTATTAAACTCCATATTACTAACAACACCTATCAATACCTCTGTAATTAATGGACCTGATACAGTGGATGTATGAGTCGCTGCTGTAGTATCCTTTGCGCCACGTAATGCAGAAGAAGTTAATTGAAACTCATCATAACCACTAGCGCTAGTAGCTTTTGGGTTTATACTTGTATACTGAACAATCTCATCATCTATTCTAAAGTAACCAGAAGTTGGCCAAATAGATAATGGAAAAAGAGAAGGTGTGCCAGATACTGTTACTGTGGTGATAGGTATTTCTGTAGCTGTTGCATTTATAGTGGCTTGTAACTTTAAATTACCAACACCACCAACTATGGTTATAACTCCATTGGCACCCACAACAGAATAGAAATCACCATTTAGAGATACGCTACCAATATCGGCGCCCGTGGACCACGCTTGTTCATTAATATACTTAATGACATCTTTAGGTCCTTTACCATAGGCAGGTACAATAACCTTGCCTATATTTCTTACTATAGCCACTACGAATAATAGAATCGTTTTGCGCGTTTAGTTGGGCTTGTATTACGTCCTGCTGATTTAGCTACTGACTCACCCGTTTTTTTAGCGAGTTCCTTTTGTGCTATCCTTTCCTCTTCTTTTTTGGCTGCTGCTATACCTTCGCGTGTATATGAGAAGTGTTTGTTTCCTACCTTTGGCATTATGATTTCCCCGCTTGTTTAATTTCAGGATATTTCTTTTTCACAGCTGATTTTACCCGCGCCTTTAAAGCTGGCGTTCCATGTTGAGAGACTCTTGCTAAAGCATTTCTCGCGTGACTAGCATCATTGATAGGATAACTTCTATCAGGTCCTGCAAAGTCTTTAGATGGTATTTTTCTCCTTTGTGCTGATGTTAATCTAGCCATTATACAAAACCGCCTGGAAACATTTTAAACCCACCCGGCGTCCGTCTGCTAGTAGTATCTAATCTTGGGGTTCTACCCATCAATAGAGCTGGATCATCGCCTGGTAACATACCGACATCTGCGCTCCTATGGAATGTTTTGTCTGGAGCTCTCACCAAACGTCCAGTTGTTTTGTAGTACTCGCTAGGATCACCTGGCATAGGCGGCATAGGAGGCATAGCAGGTGTAAAACCAGAATAACCCATTCTACCTGGTATTTTAGTTTTTGACTTTATCATGGCACCCGTTCTTGGGTCTTCATACATATGGTATCCACCGGTTCCTGCGCCAATACCTGCGCCAGTACCAACACCTCCCATCCCATAGGGACCACCCATCGTTCCCCCGCTGCCAGGCATAGCTGGCATACCCATGGTAGCTTGCTTTGTTCCAAACAGCCCTGTGTCCGAGTGTCTCAATTCCTTAGGCGCAGGTCTCATAGCATCTGCTATAGATCCTGCTTTTTTGGTTAATTGGGCACCTGTTGCTTTTGACGTATCAAAACCCTTTGAAAGATTTGCAGGAGCAGCCTTTATAGCGGCTATATTTTTCTCAGCAACAGAGCCACTAGCAGCTCTCGTGGGATCCATGATCGCTCCCCCTCTCGTTGCAAATGTTCCTCTGCGCGCTGCCATTAGGTCATCGCTACGTAGCACTCGACGTCTACGTTGTTAGTTAACCCAGAGTATGCGGTAACTGTTACTAGGTTCTCAAGAGTATGTGTAGAAACTGTACCTGACGCAACGCCTTGTACAATACCTACGCCTGTAGCTATAATAAACGAAGCACCAGGAGTAATCTCTGTCCAAGCATTACTGGCTGTCCCCAATAAGTTAACACCAATATTATTAGTGTCATCCTTGTTAGTTATCCTTAGATACTTCAATGCTGTTCTGTCGTAACTACCAGCCCCGGTTCCCACACCAGTGAAATCATATAGTTTCACAAGCGTGCTATTTGGAACAGTAACTATCCTCTGTTGTATCTCATTTATCGATGCTATCGTCAGTGTATTAGTAGCACCGTAATCAGTACCATTTAATGATACAGATTCGGTTAACTTTACAGTTAGTGTTCCCGATGATATAGTTGTCGCCATTAATTCATCTCCGTTCCGAGTTCAAACTCGTTTATTAATTCTAGAAGTTCCTCATCGGAAATTCCACGCACTGATTCGTTTACATTGATATTCTGATCTAGTGCCCGCATTGATGGAACACAACGCTCCACTAATATACGAGCAGCTTGTACATCTCCTTCCTTTGCTGCTCCTGCTAATACTTCTATAACATCTGGTAAATGCTCACTTATTTGACTGCGTAATTGAGCCATTGTCTTTTGGCTCTTGCGCGGTCTCCCTTTGGGGTTACCAGATTGTCCTTGTTTCCATGGCATTATAAAGCCCCCGCTGGTCCTAGACCTCGGTAATGTTGACCCATAATCTGTCGTATCATATACTCAGGCATAGCTCGCTTTCTTAACATGTCTTCTCTATCTATTCTCACCTGTGCTTCTTCATTGAGCTTTGCAATTTGTGCATCTATTCCAGGGTGTATCTTACCAGGTATATTAATATTCCAATCACTTGGCATATACTGACTAGGACCACCAAATATTCCACCTGTGGCCCAGTTCCAAAATCCTGGTGGTTGCTTTCGCATATTCCTTGCATCAGCACGAGCGCCAAACGCTTCCTCATCAGCTCGTCTGTCAGTAACAGCTTGACTAGTTTCCGGTCTAAGGTCACTTCTGCTGAATGTTCCAACCCGATCTGCTACGTTGAAATGTATTTTTGGATTTCCTACCGCTTCTATTAATGCTTGTGTTATGGTATCTTCAGGCATTGGTGGTGAAAACCTTTGATCAGCAGCTCTAACTCCTCCAACGCCACCACCCATTGGATCTTCAATAATTTCAGGATCTGGAATTGGGTTTGGTAATGGTTTTGGAATAGAGTCAGGTGATGTCGTATCAATAATGCCTGTGTTTTGCCAAGCATCAACACCACCTCGTTTGTTTTGCCAAGCATCTTCATATGTATCAATAATACCTGTTCCGCTTTGCGGTAATTGATCCATCGTGTGACCAAGGGGTCGTACAAGGTAATCTTGTGCAAATTCATTTGCGTCCCAACCCCTGTTAAATGGCGCGCCTGAGGCCATTCCTTCCAATATTTCGTCTAATTCACCGACTGGATTTCCATCTCCTGTTTGAGCTGTATACGCTTGAGGCATAAATGTTAGATCTTGTTCATCTCCCTCGTATACACCTTCTATC